CCGCGGCGCCGGCCGAAGCGGCCGCGGCGCTCTTGTAGCCGAGGGCCGTGGTTTCCGACGTCGCCGCAGCCGTCGCCGAGCCTTGAGCGGCTGCGCCGACCGCGTCGATGGCCGCCGCCGCCGCGTTCATGCCGGTCGCGGTGGCGTTCATGTTGGCGACGATGCCGGGCAGAGCCGCGACGGTGGCGTCGGCCTTGTCGGCAAACGCCTGGGAACTGTCCGACGAGCGGTTCGGCGGCGTCGGGACGGTGGTGGTGATCAGGGGAATGTTCGGGATGGTCATTGCTGCGCGAGCCCCTCCAGGGTCAGGGTGGCGGTCGAGTAATCGATGAAGGAAATCACGGTGTTACCCAGCTTGGGGAACCCGTAGATCAGGGTGGAGCTGTAGTCGTCCGCGCCCCAGAAGACGGTGAAGCGGGCGCGGCGCGAGGCCATCAGGCGCTGGAACTCGTCGACGAAATTCGCCGCGACCTTCACGTCGGACGTCACGCGCTTGCGATAGGCGCGCTCCTGGATGTCGAAGTTGCCCCAGGCGTCCTCGGTGAACTTGCTGTAGTCGGTGAAGGCCAGCTGGACGCCGTAGAGCGTGCCGCCCAGAAGCTTGAACTGGCCCGGGGCGACGACGCCGATCCTGGCCACGCCGCCCGGGCTGGAGACCGTCACCTCGACCGTGCAGCCGGCGACATAGGTCATGTCCTCGATGGCCAGGTCGGTCTTGCGAATGACGTCGTTGGTGAAATAGGCGAACCAGTCGACGATCCCATCGGTCGAGGTCATGCCCAGCGTCCGATCGACCAGCACCGTCGTATCGGGAGCGATCTGGCGGTAGCGGATCGACGCGGCGTCGACGTTCAGCAGGGCCAGGGCGCCGGCCCGACCGGGCACCACGAACGAGACCTTGATCTGCTCCGGAGCCTGGGTCTGGGTGCCGACCTTCTCGTCGAACATGGCCCAGCGGTTGGTTGCGCCCACCAGGTCCCACTTGGCGGGCGTCGTCGCCGGCGGGTTGCCCACGTTCGACGCCGCCGAGCTCTGGTAGACCAGATGGCTGCCGGTGATCTGCGCCCGGTCGCCCAGGGCGTAGGTCGTCCCCGCCGCGTACTCCTGGTAGACGGTCCCGATCTTCTTCCACCAGGTCGGCGACGAGGCCGGCGCGTGGTTCGTGTTCGAGGCCTGCAGGCCCTGATAGACGTCCAGCTGACCGGCGCCGGTCCAGCCGGTATCGACGCCGCTGGCGACGACCACCGAAACCGTCGCGCCCAGGGCGTAGGTCGTCCCGCCGGCCCAGGCCGCCGGCGGCGTCTCCGGAACGGTGGACGTCAAGCCGCTGCTTGTCGTCACCGGTATGTTGTCGAGCATCTTCATGCTTTGCGCTCCTCGGGCATGCCCTCGACATCCCAGTCCTGGGCCCATTGCGGTTGGTTGACCGCCTTGACCGTGGCGACGCCGATCGTGCGGCCGTCCTGACGCAGCTGGGCGACCTCGGCGCGCAGCGAGCGCAACTCGGCCAGCACCTCGCCCCAACTGTTGTCGTTGGCCGCCCGGCCCGGCGGCGTGATGGTGACGATCTCGCCCTGCCCCACCCGCGCGGCGGGGGCGCCGTTGATGCTGAGCAGGTTCTGGTCGACGCCCGCGAAGCCGCCGATCATGAAGGCGCCGCCCCGGGCGAAGCCGGGCAGCACGTTCGGGCCGTACATCTTCTTGAGTTCGACGAGCGCCAGGGCGGCGTCGGTCTTCATGCCGCCCAGCTCGAGCGGGCTGCTGGCCCAGGCCAGTTCGGCGGCCGTGTAGCCGAAGAAGGTCATCTGGCCGGCGTTGTTCTTGCCGACCGCGTCCTGCTGGCCGAGCACCGCGCCGTTGTCGCCGTAGGGGTTGGCGTAGCCCGGGTTCGTGGGCACCGCGACGCCACCGTAGGACGAGGTCCAGCCCGCGCCGCTCTTCTGTGCGGTCTGGGCGTTGGCCAAGGCCAGCAAAGCCGCATTCAGGGCGTTTACGGCGTCCCTCACCGACAAGGTCGAGGCGTTGAGCTCGATCAGGCCGGCGACCTGGGCGTCCAGGGCCTTCAACTGGTCCTCGGCGGTCGAGGCCGCCTGGCGCGCGGTCAGCAGGTCGTTGATCGCGGACTCAACGCTCTTCACGTCGCCGCCAAGATCGATCAGCGCACCAACCTGCGACTTCAACTGCGCCAGCTGCTGCTCGGCGACGCTGGTCTGGCTGTCGGCGTACTGCCCCAGCTGGTCCGTCGCGCTCTTCACCACGCCGAGGTCGGCCAGGTAGCCGATTGCCGTGCTAGCGTTCTCTGAAGCCGCCTTGAGGAAGTCCTGAGCTGCGCTCTGGAACTGTCCCTGGGCGGTTTCGTCGCCGGACAGCGCCAGCCCCCGGATCCGCTCGAACTCCGTCCGCGTCGCGTCGTAGCGCTGAGAGGTGCTTGCGCCGGACTGGTCGCCGGTCAGGAGCGAACGGCCGAAGTCCTTGGTCGCCTGGCTGAACGATTTGAGACGGTCGATGGTCGACTGGATCGTCGAGGCCTGGCTCTCATAGGCCGATCGCAACGCCGACTCCGCCGCCCCGGCGTCGTCGACGATCTTCTGCAGCCGGGTCTTCTCGGCGTCGTAGGCCGCTTGAAGATTCGAGCGGGCCGTATCGACCCCGGCCTGGGCGTCGGAGACCATCTTGGCCGCCGTTTCGGCGATGGCCGACGTGCTGTTCTCGGCCGCCGTGGCGACCTTGTCGAACGCCGGCGCCAGGGCCATGAGGGCGGCGTAGAGCTCGGCGCCCTTCTCGGTCGAAAGATTCTGCGCCAGGACCAGATTCTTGAAGCCCTCACGCGACAGGTCGGCGGGCAGCTCAAGCCGCTTCAGTTCGGCCGCCACCGAGTCCTGCACCGGCTTGAGGCGCTCGCCCTCGGATAGGAAATGCTCGGCGAAGAAGCTGGTCTGGTCCGTCAGGTTGTCGAGACCGCCGACCAGATCGACCAGCCGTTCGCGCGCCTCTAGCGAGGCCACGCCGACCTCGCCGAACTGCATGCCGACCGATTTCAGCGTGGTGTCGATCACCTCGTACTGGCGCGCCACGCGGACCAGGGTCTCGAAAGCCCCCTCGCCCACCTTCTGGAACTCCGCGATCGCCGGCACGGCCGCCTTGGCCATGTCGTCGCCCAGCTTGCCGAAGATGGCGTTCAGCGCCTCTTCGATCTGCGTGCCCGTCATGTCCTTGAATGACAGCTTGCCGAGATCGACCTTGAAATTCTTGAGAGCAGCCTCGACGTCGGTCTCGCCCAGCGCCTTGGCGGCCTCGGCCACGCCCTTGCCCAGCGAGCCGATCAGGCCGGCGACCTGGTTCAGGAAGTCCGGATCCAGCGCGCCGGTCTCGGTGACCACCTTGCTCTTGCTCGAGGTGGTGATCCCGAAGGCCTTCTTCTTCGTCGTCTCCAACACCTGTTGATAGGTCGAACCCGAAAGCCCGCCGTCGGTGATCGCGCCCAGGGTCGCGGCGTCGAACTGGATGCCCTGGTCCTGCAGGGTCCGCGTCGTGGACTTGGAGAAGCCCAGGTTCGATAGGGTCGGCGTCGAGCCGCTCTTGCCGAGGTTCAAGTCGTCCGTGCTCAGCATGCCGCCGGCCGCGAAAGACTTGGCCAAGGCCGAGGCGACAGCGCCAATCTGGTCGTCGATTGACTTCAGCGACCGGACCATGGCGTTGCCGTATTCGAGATCCTTGTTCTCGTAGGCCTGGGCGTGGGTCAGGGCCTTTTCCAGGCTATCGGACTTGGCCGTGGAGTCGCCGAGGACGGAGCCGGCTCCTTGGGTCTTCTGACGGTTCTCCATGTCGTTGGCGCCGGGGACCGCGCCGCCACCGCCGGTGTGCAGACCCAGGCTCGCCAGCACGCCGATCATGGCCGCGACAATCGGGAAACCCCAGGGGCCCAGCTCCTCGAAGATCTTGGCCGCGCCGCCGGCTGCGGCCGCGATACCGCGAGCGGCGGAGTTCGCCACGCCCTGGCTTGTCGCGGCGGTGTCCAGGGCCATTGCCTGGATCGTCGCCGCGGCCTGCCAGAGGCGATAGCCCCTTTCGACGCCTTCGATCGCCGCGTATCCGGCGCTGTGCTCCTTGAAGAAACCCTTGGCCGCCGCCGCCGCATCACCGTAGCCCTGCAGACGGATTGCGAGAGCCTCCCGATCATAGCGCATCGTCTCGTCGGCAAGCTGCCTTTCGGCCTGTCCCCGCTCCTTGGAGCCGACTTCGGCTGCGTTTATCGTCTCATTCAGCTCTTTGGTTTTCGCCGTGTGGTCGCTCGTCAACTTCGCGATGTTAAGCTCGTATGCAGAAAAGACCGTGAGCAGACCGCCGACCGCCTTGCCGACATTGCCAAAAGAACTTGAAAGACCTTGCGCGGTAGCCTGGGCCTTAGATTGCAATTGCGTCCAGAGATCCACCGACTGGTTCAAAGAGGCATTGTATCCATCCTGGACCGTTTTCAGGACAGCGGTTTTCTTTGCAATATCCTTGGCATTATCGACATAGTCGTCGGCCAACTTGATCTCTTCGGGGGCTGTCGTACCGCGATTAAAGCCCTTTACCTTCAATTCTTGCTCGGCCTTAAGCTGAGCCAAGGCGATCGAACGCTCGATATTGCCCGCGCCGACGAGTCGCGCCTCCTCGCTGAGCGTGTCCAAGGTGTCCTTTTGCTGCCCGATGGAGGTCAGCATCTGGGCGCGACGCGCCTGCTCATTGCTTTCGGCCTGGGCAACGGTGAGAGCGCGATAAGCGGCCTGCAGCTTGTCCTTGGTCGCCCCTTCCGCCCGATTTGCAAACGCTAGGAGTTGCCGGCCGACGGCCTCGTCGCGCAGCTTCTCCGAAGCCTGCGCGCTGGTGATGGCGCCCTTCGCAACCTCGTCGTTTACGACTCTTTGCGCAGCGGCGTTCGCCGTGAGGTTCGCCGCTTGTTGGGCGGCGGAAGCCGCCGCCTTCGACATCGCCAAGTCGTATTGACCGGCTACATACCGGGTAATGTCCGCCTCGTCGGTCAGCCCCTTGCTCACGGCGTCCGACCGGGCTTGCGCGGCCATGGCCGCCTGATCCGATTTTCCGTAGGCCTCCGCGAGATTCCAGTTGGCTTCCGTCGTCTTCTTCGTCGCTTCGGCTTCCTTTTCAAACTGCGCTTGGCGTTCGCGCCCCAGATCCTGCGTCGGGGTCGTCATACGAAGACGCGTGGCGACCTGACCGCCCGAGGCGGACGTCGGCGCGCTGATCTTCTTCTCCAGTTCCTTGATTTCGCGGTCGTAGGCCTCAGACGCCCTGCGGGCTCGCGCGAGATCGGGAACGTTGTTTTCTTTTATGCCCCGGTCGACTTTCGCCTTCTGGATCCGCAAATCAGCGAGCGTGTCGTACTCACCGGTCTTTGCGTTTACGGCGCTCGTGGCCTCGACGGAGCGGTTGTCGCGAGCAATGGCATCAGCGCGCCTTTTCCCTTCAGCCTTCTGGGCATTGACTCGGTCCACGAGCGTTGAACCGAGCCCAGTATAAGTGTTCGCGACCTTCTCATCGCTGGGATTGAAGAAATTCCACGCCCCTTGCTTCATCTTCTCAAAGAAGTTCGACGAGCCGTTCTTCACCGCACGGAAGGCCTTGTCCAAGTCCAGAATCTTGTCGGCCGTGCCACCGGCGCTTTTGGAGACGCGATCGAGAATGACGGCCTGCGCCCCCGCGAGATCGTTCTGCTTAACCAGGGTTTTGACGAGTTCGCGGGTCTTGCCGTCGAGACCCTCCACCTTCCCGTTCAGCAGACTCATGTTCTGGACGGGGTCGGCGAGGACCTTGCCAAGCTCCTGAAGCGCCCCGGCGGCGTCCTGCTTCGTCGCCGCAGCGTAGTCATCCGTGAGCTCGATCGCTCGTTGCAGGATCGGAGCGCTCGTCACACCTAGCCGCAGATACGACTCCACCATGCCCTGCGCCGCGGAGATCGAGACGTTGCCGGCAGCCGCCGAGCGCTCGGCGAGAGAAGAAAGCTCCTGCCCGCTGAGACCGGTGGCGCGAGCCAGGCCATAGGTCATCTGTTCGACCTGCGACTGAGCCTGTCCATACTGGTAGACGGCTTGCGTGGCTTGCAGCAGGACCTCAGCGATGCGGCCGTAGGGGCCTAGCGCTGCCCCCGCCCCGGCGAGTTCTTCCGCGACGCTCGCCAGAGCTCCCCTGAGACCCACACCCCGACTGGCCGCGCTCGCGAGTGCTTCAGCCGCGCCCATCCCCTGTGTCGCGATGACCTTGAGCGGGTCTCCGCCCGAAGCGAAGGCGGAGAAGGTGTCGGTGACCAATCCGCTGAGCTTCTTAACCTCTTCACCTTGAAGACGCGCGGCCTCGCCGCCCGACTTGAGGGCCGCACCGAAGGAGGCCTGATCCTTCACCACCTTCGACTGCACTAGACCAAGCGCCCCGGCGGCGATTGAAGCAGCCTTCAGGTTTGTGACGAGCTCACTCAGATCCTTGTCAGCCACAACGGCTCTCCCAAAAAGTTCGGGCCGCGCCTCCTCGCGAAAGCGCAGCCCGGTTGGTGGTCAGCCGCCCTTGGCGGGGGCCGTCATCGTCAGAAGGTGTTCGGCGTCGAGGGCCATCAGGGCCTGGCGCTCCCACGGCTCCAGCCGCACGCCCTCGTCTCGCTCCCAGGCCTGGATCTCCAGGCGCGAGAGGCGCGAGGGGCCAAAGCCGCCGGATTGGCGGGTCTGGCAGAGGTCGGCGTACCAGCCCCACAGGTGGGCGACGTGCGACGACAGCGGCGGCGGATTGGCGAGCCGCCAGGTCGCCTCGGGATCGCCTTGGCGGGCCAGGCTTTCCAGGTGCGTTCTCAGCGGCTCGCCGTCGTCCTGCCGGCCGGCGAGCTCGAACTGCTCGCGGCCGTAGGCGATCAGGCCGCGGACTTGCCCGGCATAAAATTTCCGAGGTTGTTCGAGGCCGTGGTGACCTGCTCGGCGATCTCGGAGTTGCGGCTGACCAGACGGAAGGCGTTCTCGGCCGACCACTCCTGCTTGATGCCGCGCCAGCCCACCAGCCGGACGGCGGTCAGGCGGTGACCGAAGGCGATGTCGTCCTCGATCGGCGTGAAGTCGGCCTTCTCGGGATTGAGGCGCCCCTGCATGGCGGCGGCCACCGCCTGCTTCTTGCGGCGATCGTTGACGAGGCGGTTGACCTCGCCCTGCACCTTCTCGGACTGGCCGCCAAGCACCAGCAGGAAGACGCCGGAGCCGCTGCCGTCGGCGCGGATGTATTCGATCTCGAAGGGGGTGTCGCCGGCCGAGACGGCGTCGAGGTCGTTCAGGTCGAACAGGGTGTCGGTCGAGAACTTGGTCATGATCTGTCCTTGGGAAAAGGACGGCCGGGCGCGACCCGGCCGCTAAGTTGAGAGGGATTTTCGGAGGGAGAAGGACCGCGCCGGTTAGGCGGCGCTGTCCTGGATGGCGATGATGGTCTGGTCGGTGGCCAGGGCCGCGCCGCCGGCGCTGTTGATCTGGGCCGTGAACGGATAGGTCCGGATCACCGCCTTCTCGCCGTCGTCGGGGGTGTCGCCGGTCAGCTTGATCATCGGCAGGTTGATGACCACGAAGTCGGCGTTGGCCGTGGCGTCCTCGGTCACCGCCAGCACCAGCGAGGTGGTCGAGCGGCCTTCGAAGATGGTCTGCAGGGTCACGCTGTCGAACTTGGCGGTGAACGAGCCCGACACGGCCAGGCGGCCGCGCTGGATGTCGTCGACCACGTTCGAACCCACCACGGCGTCGCTATGGGCGGCGTTGCCGTTGATGGTCACCTGGGCGCCGGTGACGTTGGCCACGGGCGCGCCGTTGACCAGGATCACGCCGTTCACGGCCGTCAGGATGTCGGTCACCGTCTCGGCGTTGGGCGAGGTCAGCACCTGCGCGGCGCCCAGGGTGCGGGTGCGGCCCACGGTGTCCAGGCTGATCGTGGCGTTGCCGGTGGCCGGCAGGTTCAGCGCGGCCTGGCCCACCTGCTGGTCGGCGTAGGTTTCCGAACGGACCAGGTCCGGATACCATTCCTCGAACGTGTAGTAGTCGTTCGAGTGGCCGCTCAGCGGGACCAGCGACTTCTTGCCGGTGACGGCGACCGTGGCGCTGGCGATGCTGCTTTCGGCGAACATCGAGGTCCCGTTGACCACCTTGACCGTCAGCACCGTGGCCGACGGGATGGCGATGATCAGCAGGTTCTTCTGGCTGTTCAGGGCGTTGAAGGTGCCGGCCGTCAGACGGACGACGTCGCCGATCTTGAAGCCATCGGTCAGGAACGAGCCGGCGGCGCGGGTCAACGACCAGTTCTGGCCCGAGGCGGCCACCGAGATGGTCGCGCCGGTAGCCGAGACACCGGTCGTCATGTCCTTGCGCAGCAGCGAGCCCAGCAGCGCGCCGTAGGTGCCCGGCGACAGCAGGCCGTCGATCTTGCCGGCCGGCTTGACGACGCCCAGGCCGACGCCCGTCGACTGCTGGTGGCTGACGATCTCGTTGCTTTCGAAGGTGTCCGGCGGGGCCTGGAACACCGAGGTGGTGCGGCGAACGACCTGGCCGCCCGTGCCGGCAGCGGCGGCGCCGAGGCCGGTCTGCTTCTTGTAGACGGTCTTCTTGTTGATGCCCTGGGCGACTGCCATGGGGATCTTCTCCTTGAAGTTATCGGGAGGGGTGGGTCAGACGAGGCCCCAGGGCCTGTCCCTTCGGGCGGAGACCGCCGTCAGCTGGTGATCGTGGCCAGGAACGGGACCTGGACGGGGACGACGTAGCGGTCGCCTTCCAGGGTCGCGGCCAGGATGAGAGGGGTGCGGGCGACCGTGGTGGTCAGGCCGTCCGAGGTGAAGGAAGCGCCGCGGGCGAAGGTCGCGCGCAGCAGCTCGATGCGGGCGCCGATGTCGGCCATGCCCGCGCCTTGCGGCCAGCACAGCGAGACGACGAACAGGCCGCCCTGCTGGAAGCTGCGGCCATACTCGGCGTTGACCGGCTCGGCGAAGAGCATCGACACGCGCTGGTATGGCGCGCCGGCCGTCGGCGTGTAGGCGGTGTTCTCCCAGGCCGTGGCCAGGGCGGGGCTCATCGCGGCCAGCGCCGTCTCCAGCGCCGCGCGGATCTTCGGCGCGCTCATCGGCGGCCCGCCGGAGTGGAGACGAGCGGACGGGTCGCGAGAGCCGCAAGGCTCCCGGCGTCGGGGGCGAAGATCATGTCGGAAGTCCCTGGAGAGCGGGCGAGACGAGAAACCCGCTCCTCGAAGGAAGAGCGGGTTCGCGAGAGACCGGCCCCGCCAGCTCAAGTCGAGCGCGGGATCGGTAAGAGATTGAAGGTTTGGATTTCAGTCTTCGGAGATCGAAAGCGCCGCGAGAGGCACATCTCCGAGAATGATCAGATTAGACCATCTACCTTCCCGAGGGTCAATCATATTGTTCATGAAATGTTCTTGCTCTTGCGATCACGCGCGATCTGCTTGGCCAAGGCCACGACGAGGTTCAGAGCTTCCACCAGGACTTCGCGATTGTGCGTGAAGGTGCGGCCGGCGCCCCAGACCGACAGGCTGGTCCCCTCGCCGGCCACGGCGCGCAACAGGCGCAGGGCCATGGGCTTGTCGGACAGGGCCATGGCCACGGCGCGATCGGCGCGGGCCACGAAATCCAGCATGCGGGCGCGACGCAGCCGGGCGGCGACGAAGCGGTCGTTGTCGTGACCGCCGCCATGGCCAGGCTCCAGGCTGGCGGCGCGAAGGTCACGGCCGCGCGCCTCGAAGCCGGCGCGGTACAGCAGGCCGACGGCGTAGTGGGCGTCGGTGATGTGACCGGACTGGCGCAGGCTGCGCAGGCCGTCGCGGCTGGAGATCCGCAAAGGCCCCGCCTCGACCTCGACCGTCTCGCCGCGCGCCTTGGCCAGGGCCCGGGTCTCGACCAGGCCTACGCCGATCTCGGTTTCCTCGGTGCGCGCCAGCTGGGCTCCGGCGATGCGCAGCACGGTCTCGCGCGCCGCCTGGCGGGCGGCCGGGCTGATCGCCAGGGCGGCCGCGCGATCGGCGCGGGCAAGGTCGGCGAGCTCGGTCGAGGTCAGCCCCTCGGGACGGATGACTTGGACAGAAATGACAGATCCCCTTCAGGTTTCGATGTGGTCAGCGTCCGGAGCGGACGCCGCGTCGGTTCTGGGCCAGGGCATGGCGGCGGGCCTCGCCGGCGCAGACCTGGGCGACGAAGTCGTGGCCGTCGCTCTCGGCCAGCATCCGGCCGGCGGCGCGGATGATCGCGCACAGCATCGGCTTGCGCGGCCCGCAGGCGCGGACGGCCTGGTCGATGGCGCCCTCGGCGACCTCGTCCTGCAGACCGCTCACCCGCCCTG